CCATACCAACGGATAAGACGCCTCTCCAAAGCAAAAGCACCCACTTCAGAAAGATGTTTTTCGACAATTAGTATGTTTTTGTTGTTTTTTGGTTTTTTTATTTCTTTTTTGCTTTTTTTATAGGCTCTTGTAAAAGATCCTTTTCCGATATAGTATGGTGTACCATCTGTTCGTAAATAAGCGTATACATAGAACGAATAAATATTCATGCTGGAACTCCTGTTAAGATTTTAGTTCTAGAGATAGCAGATACGGCAAATATCGTGGCTATCACTTGTATTTATAATAAAAGTATGTTATAATGGTTTTTGTTGATTTCCTTAATAATCAACTATTTTATTAACAAAAGGAGTTTTAGATGAAGAAAATTTTAGTTGCCTTAGCGGCAGTATCAGCATTGTCTGCAATTGCAGGTGATTACGTTTCTTTAAGTGTAGAGAATGATAAAAGTCGTGTAGACCGTTCTAACGCAGTCGTAGAAACAGTTCGTGCCAATAAAGATATCGGCGCTGGTTTCAACATTGCTATTCAAGACCGTACACAAGTTGAGAATGCTGGTGGTATGTTCAATAGCGTAGAAGGTACAGTTGGTTATCAAGTAGTATCTCCATTGAATGTATACGTAGGTGCTGGACGTGACCAAGGCTTAAACGGTGGAAAAGACCAAGCATATAACTATGGCTTAGTTGGTTTCACAGCAGGTGTTCCAGTAGGTCCTACATATGCATTTGCAGGTGCTAAGACTCACGCTAATTGGGACAAAGATGCACCAAAACAAACAGTTGCATATGCTGGTGTTTCATTACCAGTTACAAAAACATTTGCAGTTGAAGTTGGTGGCTCTGCATCTTTCCAAGACATTAAAGACAAAGCATACGGTATTACAGGCCGTGTAAGTTTCTAATGGTCTAAATAACCATATGGGTTGTGGACTCCCAATAAAAGTCCAAACTTTACACACACTCAAAACACACAAGGAGAAAAATATGAGTATGACACCCTATGAGATTCGCCTAGAATTACTTAAAATGGCGAAAGATATGTTGACCGATGATTTTCATTCAAAGCGTCAAACAATATCAGAAGAATGGCACACACAAGTTGAAGCTGCAAAGATTGCAGGTACACCTTCACCTACAGCACCAGTGATGCCAAACTATCCCACAGAGAACGACATTATCTCCAAGGCTCAAGTCTTGAATGATTTTGTGTCTCAAACACCGACCCCACACGTAGAAGTAAAAACGAAGAAAGCACATTCGTAATTGTGGGTGAGAGGCTTCGGCCTCTTTCTTATCAAGGAGAAAAAATGAAGTTTCTAAACAAGACTTTATTCATTATTCTTTCACTAGCACTTATAACAACAAATGCCAAACCCGCACCTGATATTACTGAAGCCGTGAAAGCAGATTTTAATAAACAAATTCTCTGTATGGCTAAAAACATATATTACGAAGCCGCAATGGAACCTTATGAGGGTAAGCTTGCAGTTGCTCAGGTAACTTTAAACAGAACACAAAACAAGAACTATCCATCGGATGTTTGCGGAGTAGTATATCAAAAAAATAATGGTACATGCCAATTCACCTGGACTTGTGAAAAATCATATGAAGTCCGTAATCAATACGCATGGGAAGAATGTATAATGATTGCTAGACGAGCACTTACAGAAGGCATATTACACAAGGCTATTGCTAAAGCTAATATTGTATTCTATCATGCTAACTATGTACATCCAGGATGGTCAAACATACATCCGTACATGACAATTGGTAATCATATTTTTTACGCTAAGTATTGACACGGTGATTCTTTTATAGTACAATATACTTTTATGATTGAGAATTATGCCAACCAAAATAGAAATTGCCGAGTTTAGTGATATGATTGCCGTTGAATCCACTCTATGGTCAATGAAAATTATTGATACCGTTATTGCTCATTGTGAGAATAGTGGAATGGAAATAGATGTGGCATCTAGTCTCTTATCTTCTGCTCTTAAAGCACAGATAAGAGAAGAGGCTGAAGGTTTAAATTTACTAAAAAAGTCCAATAAATTACCAATATGAACGATGAGAACACAGGCTTTGCCGCCTTTGCCTTATACAATGCGATACATTTACATTTTACTTCTAATAGTTATGATTACTTTAAGTATGGTGGCAAAACCAATGTATCTAAAGATTCCTTCTCTAGACGTAAGGACAAATTTCATTTCTATAGATTGAGTAGGCGATTTAAGCTTGATGAATTACGTGAGTTTTATATTGCCAATTTTATTGATAGTACTATTAAATGGGTTGGTGATATATCAGGTGCTGAAGGTGAAGATACCTACAAAAAGTGGCAGAAAAGAAAACAAAGCTTGACATATAACTTCGAACAAGATATAATAATGTTATTCGAAACAGAAAATTGGTTAAAAGTAAACAATGGTCAATATCCGTATCTACTTGAACAAACAATGCGAAAAAGTATTGAGATAGAAACCTTGTGTATTCTTAATGATATTATGTGTTTCTTTCCAATGTGGACTGAAAGAATTGCCGATAACATAATATGGCCTGATTATAAACTGAAGTGTGAGAGGTATACACCTTTCATACAATATGATAAACAAAAATTTAAGAAAATATTGAAAGAACAAATTAAAGAATATGCCTAAGATTGATAAAATATATCTTGATATGGATGGTGTGATAGCTGACTTTGTAAAAAGATACAATGAGTTATATCACATGGATCCGGATTCTAAAGAAGCTAGAAAAAACTTCAGTAATCGTTTTATGAATTTTATTAGAACCAAACAATTTGAAACATTAGAACCGATGCCTGATACATCAGCATTAATTGAATATTTAAAGAACCAAGATGTACCTGTAGAGATTTTATCTTCAACAGGTAAACCAGAAAACCATGAAGAAGTGGCCAGACAAAAGACTGTTTGGTTATGTAATCATGGCATCTCATTTAAAGGGAACTTTGTTCCTGGCAAAGAACTGAAAAAGAACTTTGCAACACCGACTTCTCTAATCATTGATGATACCTTGAGTGTTATTACTGATTGGCAAGAAGCTGGCGGTCTTGCTATACACCACAAGACCGCCAGAGAAACTATGGTAATGTTGAAATTTTATCTACTTTGATGGATAAATATACTATATTATGATACTTTTGAAACATACTCCGTTTACATTCCGTTATACTAGAAAGGTTAATTATGGATTTCTCTAAAATGAAAAAGAGTTCAGGCAATCTGGACAAACTCGCAAAAGCCGTTGAAGCTCTCAATGCTTCGTCAGACGGATCCTCCGAAAAAGAACTATACTGGCGTCCAGAAGTAGACAAAGCTGGCAATGGTATGGCAACGATTCGTTTCTTACCAGCATCAGCTGCCGATGGTGAAGATGCATTACCATGGGTCAAAGTATTCTCTCACGGATTTCAAGGACCTGGTGGTTGGTTAATCGACAATTGTTTGACTACCAAGAACCAACAATGTCCTGTTTGTGAACACAATAACAAACTATGGAATTCTGGTGTAGAAGCCAACAAAGAAATTGTACGTAAACAAAAGCGTAAGTTAAACTATATCGCCAACGTTTATATCGTTTCTGATCCTAAGCATCCAGAAAATGAAGGACAAGTTAAGTTGTTCAAGTTCGGTAAGAAAATCTTTGATAAGATTACTGAAGCAATGAATCCTCAGTTTGAAGATGAGAAGCCAATCAATCCATTTGATTTATGGAAAGGTGCTAACTTCAAGTTGAAGATTCGTAAAGTAGAAGGCTATCAAAACTATGATAAGTCTGAATTCGAATCAGCATCTCCATTGAGTGATGATGACGAGAAATTAGAAAAGATTTGGAAAGCAGAACACGCTTTATCTGGTCTAACAGCCGATAAAGAGTTCAAGTCCTATGATGACTTAAAAGGTCGTTTGGAAAAGGTTCTAGGTTTGAATGGTGACGTACCAGTTGCTAAGACAACCGTAGAGACTATCAAAGAGCAAGCACGTATTGCTCCTAAGAAAGTTGCTGAACCTGATCTTACTGAAGATGATGATGACTTGGCATACTTCTCAAAGTTAGCCGAGGAGTGATAAAAACTCTTTCTTCTTAAGTGTCTTCTGGAGAGTTTTTAACCCCGCTACGAGCGGGGTTTTTCATTGGTTAAACTATTCTTAAGCTTTGTCTTTGT